CGTCGGCGCGTTCGCGAGCGGCAGGGCCGCTCCGACATCGAGCGCGTCATCCCGCTGCAGGACGCCGTCAACAAGCTCTGCGCCGACATGATCGTCGCCAGCGAGTACGCCGCCTTCCCGCAGCGGTGGGTCACCGGTGTCGAGATCCCCGTCTACCCGCCCGACCACCAGCTCGCCGGCCAGCCGCTCCCGAGCTTCACTCAGTTCCTCGGCGGCGCCGACCGCGTGTTCGCCGTAGAGGACGTCCAGGCGAAGTTCGGCAACTTCCAGGTCAGCGACCTGCGCATCTACGTCGCCGCGATCGAGATGCTGATCCAGCACGTCGCCGCGCAGACGCGCACGCCGCCGCACTACCTGCTCGGGAGCTCGGGCGCCTTCCCGTCGGGCGAGTCGCTGAAGGCGACCGAGACGGGCCTCGTCGCCAAGGTGCGGCGCAAGCAGACGGCGTTCGGCGAGGCATGGGAGGAGGTGCTGCGGCTCGCCTTCATGATCGCCGGCGACGAGAAGCGCGCGACCGCGACCGACTGCGAGACGATCTGGAAGAACCCCGAGTCGCGCGTCACGACCGAGGTCGTCGACGCCGCGGTCAAGATGGGCTCGATCGGCGTGCCGCGGCCGGCGCTCTGGGAGTACATCGGCGCGACGCCGCAACAGATCGAGCGGTGGAAGGTCGAGGGCGAGCCCGTCGGGCCGCCGGTGATGGCGCGCGAGACGATCGCCGCGAGCCCGGGCGAAGCCGGCGCCGTGCTGCCCGGCGCGCCGGGCCCGGCGACGACCGTGGCGCAGCCGGGCGAGGCCGCGCCGGCGCCGGCGACCAGGGGCACCGCAAGCGTGACACCGAGCAAGGGAGGCCAGAGTGGCCGATGAGGACACGCCGAACGGCGGCGCGACGCCGCCTGGAGGCCCGACCCCGACGGGCGCGACGCCCGGCGGGCAAGCCGGCGCAGGCGCGAGGCCTGCCGCCGGCGACGACGACGCCGAGCTCCGCGAGCGGGGCAAGGCGGCGCTCGACCGCGAGCGCGAGGCGAGGCGCGAGGCCGAGCAACGCGCGAGCGCGGCCGAGAAGCGGCTGCAGGAGCTCGAGGATCAAGGCAAGACCGAGGTCGAGCGTGCGATCTCGCGTCTTGACCGGCAGTCGGCCGAGCTCGAGACCGAGCGGGGCCGTCGCGCCGAGCTCGAGGCGAGGCTCGCCGCCAGCGAGCTGCTCGAGCTGAAGCGGTCGATCGCCCAGGAGATGGGCGTTCCGCTCGACGCCGCGCATCGCCTGCAGGGCACCGATAGCCGTTCGATCCGGGCCGACGCGCAGAAGTACCTCGACGAGCGCGGGCCCGCGCCCGGATCGGTCGGCGTCGGCCGCGGAGGCACCGCGTCGGGCGGTCGAGGGCCCGGCGTCGACATGAACCAGATGATCCGCGAGGCGGCCGGCCGAACGAGCTGACGCTCGCACGCGACGGGCACGCCCGAGCAAGGCCTCGCCTACCGAACGAGGAGCGAGATGCCATACAACAACCAGCTCAGTCGCCCTGATGTAAGCGCGCTGATCCCCGAGGAGTACGCGAAGGAGATCATCGACCACATCCCCGACGAGTCGGCCGCGCTGCAGCTGTTCCGGCACGTGCCGATGTCAAGAGGACAGCTCCGCATGCCCGCCGAGTCGGCGCTGGCGATGGCCTACTTCGTCAACGGTGACACCGGCCTCAAGCAGACGAGCGAGTCTCAGTGGAGCAACTTGTACTTGAACGCCGAAGAGCTCGCGGTCATCGTCCCGATCCCCGAGGCCGTCCTCGACGACGTCGCCTACGACATCTGGGGGCTGGTGCGGCCGCAGGTGTCCGAGGCGATCGCCCGCGCGCTCGACGCCGCGATCTTCTTCGGCGTCAACAAGCCCGGGAGCTGGCCGGCCGCGGTCGTGACGCAGGCCGGCATGGTCGGCAACGTCGCGGTCGCCGGCACCAACGCGCAAGCGGCCGGCGGGATCGTCGGCGACTTCTCGGACTGCTTCGGCAAGGTCGAGGCCGTCGGCTACGACGTCAGCGGGATCGTCGCCAACCGCACGATGCGCGGGATGCTTCGCCAGGCCCGCGCGACGACCGGCCAGCAGCTCGCCGAGCCGATCCCGAGCGGCGAGGCCGGCACGGTGCCCGACGACGTCGTCTACCAGGTGCCGATCGTCTACCCGATGCGCGGGCTCTGGCCGGCGCCGGCGACGGGCGCCTGCATGGCGGTCGTCGGCGACTTCTCGCAGGGCATCCTCGGCGTCCGGCAGGACTTGACCTGGAAGCTGCTCGACCAGGCCGTCCTGACCGACAACACCGGGGCGATCACCCTCAACCTGGCGCAGCAGGACGCGGTCGCGCTCCGCGTGGTGGCGCGGTTCGGCTTCCAGGTCGCGAATGCGCTCACGTTCGAGCAGACGGACCCGACGAAGCGCTACCCGTTCGCGGTGCTCAACCACGCCTAACGAGGAGGCGACATGGAAGGCAGATCCAGAAGCCGCACGACGAAGCCCGAGGCCGAGGCCGAGGAGGTCACCGCCGAGTCGGTGCTCGGCGCCGATCACCCCTACGTCCAGGCGCTCGAGCAGGGCTACTACGGGGTGCCGCAGGGCGAGGCCGTCGCGGCGACAACCGAGGAGGGGGAGTAGATGGCCGTCAAGGTGGCAAACCCGACGCTCGCGTCGATCACGCAGGGCGCCAACACGTTCCCCGGCCACTCGGTCTCGACCGTGACGCTCGCCGCCGGCGACGCCGACGCGCTGCTCGCGGGCGGATGCGTCATCGGGCCGCTGGCCGGCTCGGGTGGCCCGGGGAAGGGGTGGAGCGGGAACGAGCTGCAGGAGGGTGCGTACCTGCTCCAGCGGAACCCGCGATAGGAGGAGGAGCGATGGCCTACACGAAGCGGCTCGGCCTGACCGGCACGCTGACACCGACCTCCGGGTCGAGCGTCAGCGTCCCGATCAAGCCGACCGTCAAGACGTGAGCTCGACGAGCGACCCGCTCGGCGAGGAGGCGAGGGCGGCGCTCTGGCGCCAGCAGTAAGCGAACCGCGTCGCGTTCCGCAACGAGCTCTGGGTCTCGGAATGGCCCGAGGGGCTCAGGGCGCCGCCCGGACCTCGCCAGGCGCTCGTGCAGGACTGGCTGCCGGTCATCCTCGGCCAGGCCGAGAAGCGCGCCGGCCCGATCGACCCCGACCTCGACCTGTGAGAGAGGAGGAGCATGAGCACACCGCCCGACAACGCCCTCAACGCGCCGTGGCGCCCGGGCCTCGACGACGTCGCGTCGCTGATCCGTGCCCGCACGAAGGACGCGAGCGGCAACGAGACTGGCACGTGGAGCTCAGCGACGCGGCCGACCGACGCCGAGGTCGAGGCGTGCATCTCGCACGGCTGCTCGAAGGTCGCCACGCTCGTCGGCTGGGACTTCGACTCGAGCTGCTACGACGAGGCGACTCACCTCGCCGCGCTCTGGGCCGCCTGCGAGATCGAGCAGAGCTACTGGCCCGAGCAGGTGCGGACGGAGCGGTCGCCGTTCGCGCAGCTGATGGGCATGTTCACCTCGAGCGTCCAGGCGTTCATCGAGTTCGTGGCGACCATGACGCCGATCGGCGGGATCGCGCCGAGGGCCGGCACGCTCTACGTCGCCTCGGCGACGACCAACTTCGCCTACCAGTACGGCTTCGGCACGGCCGGTGTGCCGATGAACGACATCGTCAACGTCGGATGACCGAGCGGCCTCGGATGAGCGGCCCGCTGGTCGAGACGAAGGTCGTCGGGGCCCGCGAGGCCGAGGCGGCGCTGCTCGAGATCGCCGTCCGCGGCGGCGACGTCATCCCGGTCAGCGAGGAGATCCGGGCGATCTGCCGCGCGTCGGCCGAGCGCCGGTTCGAGACGGCCGGCCTCGGCACCTGGCCGCCGTGGTCGCCGAACACGACCACGCACGGCGCGAGCCTGCTGCGCGCCAGCGGCGAGCTCTACCGCTCGCTGACCGCCGAGCAGGCCGACGAGCAGATCGACCGACGGCTCCCGACCGAGCTCCACTTCGGCAGCAAGGTGCCCTACGCGTTCTTCCACGACCGCGGCACGAAATGGATGCCGCGCCGCGAGCTCGTCCACCTGACGCCGGCCGAGCAGGTCGCGATCAAGCGCGTCGTCGAGCCCTACGTCGCCAAGGGGCTCCCATGAGCACCGTGCTCGAGCCGTCGATCTTCGGGCCGATCGTCGCCGGCTCCGACGTCGAGGAGTGGACGCTCGCGCTGCTCAAGCGGTGGATCTCGACCTACCTCGCCGAGGTCGAGCGCCAGCACGGCATGAGCGGTCACGACCTGCCGCGGCCGAAGGGCTACGCGATCGGCATGAGCTTCGACAAGTGGCCCGAGGACCAGGTGCCCGGGATCCTGGTCGTCTCCAGGGCGACCGCCGGCACGCCGCGCCGCGGCGGCGACGGCGGCTATTGGGCCCGCTGGTCGATCGACGCCGGCGCCGTCTGCTCGGCCGCGACGCAAGCCGACTCGCACCGGCTCGCCGAGCTCTACGCCGCGGCGATCCGCACGCTGATCCTGCAGCGGCCCTCGCTCGACGGGCAGGTGCAGGGCGGCATCGAGTGGCTCGGCGAGAACTACGACGACCTCGGCTACGACGAGACGCGCTCGCTCTACGCCGCCAAGACGATGTTCACCGTCCAGGTCAACCAGGTGACGTTCGCCAACGCGGGCCCGACGACGCCCGACGCGCCGCTCGCGCCCGACGACACCGTGCCCTGGGCCGACTGGCCGACCGTCGAGACGGTCGAGCACGAGATCCAGATCATGGTGCCGCCCGCCGGCGGCACTCGAGAGGAGGAGGCATGAGCAGACCAGGAGTCGACGTCATCAGCCAGGCGCTGCCGGTGTCGCCGACCGTCCCGACCAACACCGGCGTCGGCTTCGTGATCGGCACGACCGGCGTCACGCCGACCGGGCCGGGGCACGCGCTCGTTCACTCGATGACCGAGTACGAGTCGACCTTCGGCGCGCGCACCGGCCAGGAGGTCACCTACGACGCGGCCGACGTGTTCTTCCGCGAGGGCGGCTCGCAGCTCTGGGTCTCGAGCACGACCTCGACCGCCGCCGCCGCGGCCGAGGCCGAGGCCGAGCCGCCGGCTCGCGCCCGCAGGGCCGGCAACGGCGAGGCCGGCACCTTGGCGGCCGCCGACACGGGCGTCGTCACGGCGCTCGGGCGACTGAGCAAGACGCTCGGGCCCGGCCAGGTGTTCATCGCCGACCCGGTCCTCGCGGCCGCGGCAGCCAACCAGTCGGCGCTGCTCGCGCACGCCGCCGCCAGCAACCGCGTCGCGCTGCTCTCGACGACCGACGGCACCGCCGCGACCCTGATCGCGGCCGGGCAGGGGATGCAGGCCGACGCGAACGCCCAGTACGGCGCGCTGTTCGCGCCGAGCGCGATCGTGCCCGGTGTCACGCCCGGCACGACCCGCACCGTCCCTTGGGCCGCCGTGCAGGCCGGCATCATCGCCCGCAACGACGTCACGCTTGACCCGAACATCGCCAGCGCCGGCGACAACGGCGTGTCGCTCTACGCGATCGGCCTCTACGCGGCAAGCCCGGCCTACACCGACACCGACTACGCGAACCTCAACGCCGCCGGCGTCGACATGGCCCGCTTCATCTACGGCGTGATCGAGTGCTACGGCTACCGCTCGCTCGCCAACCCGCAGTCCGGCATGGCGACGTGGCTCGAGTTCGGTAACTGCCGGCTCGCGATGGCGATCACCGCCGACGCCGAGGCGATCGGCGAGGGCTACGTGTTCGCGCAGCTCGACGGCCGGGGCGTGACGATCGCCGACTTCGGCGGCGAGCTCTCGGCGATGCTCAGCGGCTACTGGAACGATGGCGCGCTCTACGGGGCGACCGCGCAAGACGCCTTCTCGGTCAACGTCGGCCCGAGCGTCAACACGCCGACGACGATCGCCAACGGCGAGCTTCACGCGATCCTCGAGGTGCGCATGTCGACGATGGCCGAGTGGGTGCAGATCGCGATCGTGAAGGTTCCGACCACGCAACCGCTCGCGCCGCCGGTCCCGTCCGGCTCGCTCGAGGCGGCCGCGTGACGACGAGAGAGGAGGGATAGGAGATGGCTGCAGCGCATACCACGCGCAAAGACCAGTGGGCCGTGAGCGTCGTCGTCGACGGCAAGAACCTCGGCATCTGGGACCAGCTCACCGGCGGCGAGGTCGACTCGGCCGACTCGATCTACCGGCCCGGGGCGATGGGCCTGCCGATCAGCCTCGGCGGCTACGTCACCGTCGGCGCGCTGACCGTCCAGCGGCTCTACGACATCGACCGCGACGGGCCGATCATCCACTGGCTGATCGGCCGCGCCGGCAAGGGCTCCGTGACGATCCACAAGAAGTCGCTCGACACCGACGGCAACGTCTACGGGCCGGTGATGACCTACGTCGCCCGGCTCAAGAAGGTGACGCCGCCCGAGGCCGACTCGATGCTCGCCGACGCGGCGATGCTCCAGCTCGAGCTCTCGCCCTACGGGACCGTCTCGTGAGCACCGAGCTCGACGCCGGCGCCGAGGTCACCTGGCCGCTCGAGCCGGCCGAGCCCGAGCCCGAGCTCGGCGGCAGCGGCGCGGCGCCGGCGCAGCCGGCCAACGTCCTCGACGTGCTCCGGCGCCAGCGCGCCAAGCTCGCCGACGAGCACACCCTCGACCTCGTCGTGCCCGGCTGGAACGGCCTGCTCGGCCTCCGGCTCGGCCCGGTCACCAACCGCGAGATCGGCGCCATGCTCGACCGCGTCAAGCGCGGCTCCACCGCCGAGCAGCTCGGCACGGCGCTCGACACGCTCGCCGCCGCCTGCCGCTGCGCGCTCTTCCGCGCCCGCGCCGGCGATCCGTTCGAGCCGATCACTGTCGACGGCGTCGAGCTCGCGCTCGAGCCGAGACTGGCCGAGGGGCTCGAGCTCGGCGAGGGCATCACGACCGCCCGGGGCGTGCTGGTCGCCCTCTACGCCGGCGCGAACGCTCCCGACGTCGCGCTGCTCGCGGCCAACAACGACTACAGCGAGTGGGCCCGGCAGGCCGACGCCGACATCGACGAGGAGCACCTGGGGGAATAGCGAGCGGCGGCCCGATCGCGACCGCCGCGCTGCTCGCCGCGCACGGCCTGCCCGGCTGGCTCTACCTGACCACCCGCGACCACGAGGAGCGACTCGTGCTGCACGCCCTCGCCGACGCCGCCGAGCAGACGCGGCAGCGGCTCGACAACAACCTCGCCGTAACGATCCTCAACCTCTACGCGAAGGCGCAGCGCTGATGGAGCTCGTCGAGGTGTTCTACCTCGCGCGCAACATCGGCCCGTTCATCGCCGACGCCGAGAAGGCCGCCGCCGCGACCGGCGCCGTCGGCAAGGAGAGCGAGGCCGCCGGCGTCAGGGCCGGCAAGGGCGCCAAGGGGCTGCTCGGCTGGGCGGCGACCGGCATCGCGCTCTTCGGCGCGGCCTCGGTCATCACCTCGGCGACGAAGGCGACGACCGGGCTCGCCACCGCGACGCTGCAGCTCCGCGAGCAGACGGGCATGGACACGCAGACGGCGAGCGAGTGGGTCGCGCTCGCCAAGGAGCGCGGCCTCCAGGGCAACCAGCTGAGCGTGATGTTCACGCGGCTGTCCAAGGCGATGGAGACCTACCGGCAGGGCACGGTCAAGGAGAACACCGTCGTCGCCGCCCTCAACAACCAGATCAACCAGGTCGCCGCGCAGGGCGGCCCGAGGGCGGCCGCAACGATCGACCGGCTCAGCGCCGCGATCGTGCGCGCGCAGGACGCCGGCGCCAAGGCGCGCAAGACGTTCACCGACCTCGGCGTGCCGCTCGCCGACATCACGAAGGGCAACATCGAGGACACGCTGCTGCGCGTCTCCGACCGGCTCCGCACGATGCGCGACCCGGCCGAGCGCTCGGCGCTCGTGCTGCAGCTCTTCGGCCGCTCGGGGCAGCGGCTGCTGCCGATCCTGATGGAAGGCTCGCAGGGCATCCAGGGCCTGCTCGCCGACATGAAGCGGCAGGGCGACTACATGAGCTCGCAGGGCGTCAACAACACGCTGAAGTTCGTCGCGCAGCAACGGGCGATGAGCGCCGCGTTCGAGGGCGCCAAGCTGCAGATCGGCCAAGACCTGATCCCGCTGCTGATCCAGCTCGCCGACGCGCTCACGATCGTCGTCAAGGCGATCCAACCGCTGCTCCAGCACGGCGAGGCCTTCCGGCTGCTGCTGCTCGGCATCACCGCCGCGTTCGTCGCGTTCAAGCTCGCCGCGCTGGCGGCGAACATCGCCGACCTCGCCTTCAACGCGACGCTCGACGCGACCCCGATCGGCTGGATCATTCTCGCGCTCGAAGCGCTCGTGATCGTGACCTATGAGGTCTACAAACATTGGACGGCCATTTACAACTGGTTCAAGTCGGGCGGATGGCAATACCTGCCCGCATTGATCGTCGGCCCATTCTGGGTCGCGGTCGTGCTCATCATCAAGCACTGGAAGGCGATCCAAGACGCGGCGCTCGACGTTTGGAAGTGGCTGCAGACGGTCTGGCCGCGAGTCGAGACGTTCCTTCGCAAGCCGATCGACGACGTGCTCGCCTGGCTCCGCAAGAACTGGCCGCTCGTGCTCGGCATCCTCGTCGGCCCGTTCGCCGGCGCCGCCGCCGAGCTCGCCAAGAACTTCCGGCTGATCGAGGACGCCGCGCTCGGCGTCATCCGCGCCGTCGAGGACGCGATCAAGCGGCTCGTGCGCGACCTGACCAGCGTCCCGCACATGATCACGCACGCGCTCAAGTCGATCCCCGGCGTCGGAGGCGTTGTCTCGCTCGGCAGCCACCTGCTCGGCGCAGTTGGCCTCCAGGCCGGCGGCACCGTCCAGCAAGCCGGCGCCGTGCTCGTCGGCGAGCGCGGACCCGAGCTCGTCTACCTCCCGCAAGCCGCGACCGTCGTCCCGCTCTCGATGCATCAGGCGCCGGCCGCCGGCGTCGCGCACGGCCGCGGCCGCACGCTCGTGATCGAGGTGCCGGTCACGCTCGACCGCCAGGTCGTCGCCCGCGCGGTCGCGCAGGTCACCGCCGACATGATGGCGCGCCGATGACGACACGGTTCCAGAGTCACCTCCCGGTCAACTGGATCCGGTTCACGTGCACCGACCCGCCGACGACGGTGCTCGTGCGGCTCTCGGACGAGCGGCCGAACATCGACTCGGGCTACGGCGGCTGGAACCCGGTCGTGCGGCCGCGCCGGCGCCCGTACACGACCTGGGCCGGCATGCCCGTGTTCCATATGACGATCCCGGTGCTCTTCGACGGCTTCATCGCCGGCAGGAGCGTCGAGCGCGACATCGCCCGGCTCGAGAACCTCGCCTTCCCGGTCGGCTCGAACACGATGCCGCCGACCGTGCGGATCGCCGCGACCGGCGGCGCGATCCCGCACCAGGAAAAGACCTACGTCATCGACGCGCTCACCTGGGGCGACGCGATCATGGACACGCACGGCAACCGCACGCGGCAGCAAGTGACCGTGGGCCTGATGGAGTACATCCACGAGACGCTGCTGCAGGAGCTCTCGGCGGCCGCGCGCGAGCGCGTCAAGGCCTCGGCCTACAAGCCGAAGGCCGGCGCCGCCAACAAGCGGATCATCGCCGCGCTCGTCGAGCAGGCCGCGACCAGCACGCCGCCGGCCGCTGTCGTCGAGGCCGCGGCCGCGAGCACGAGCTCGGCGTCGACGTCGTTCGGGCAGGGCGAGGATCTCCTGACGATCGCCGCACGCGAGCTCGGCGACGCGAGCCGCTGGACGGAGATCGCCGAGCTCAACGGCATCCGCGACCCGCGCTCGATCGCGCCCGGGCAGGTGCTGCGGCTGCCATGAGCCAGGCGCTCGCCGAGCTGACCGCCGTCCCCGGGCCCGCCGGCCTCGACCTCGGCCGCCTGGTGCTCGAGGCCGTCGCCAAGACGAAGGGGCTCGCCAACCCCGAGGAGCGGATCGACACGATGGTCGTCGGCGGCTCGCTCAACCGGACGATGGAAGGCGCGAGCAACCTCGTCGTCCAGGTGCACGACCCGCGCCGCACGCTGCTGCGCTCCGGCCTGATCGAACATCAGTGCGCCCTCGAGCTCGACGACACCTGGTGGCGGCTGCTCAAGGTCGCCAAGAGCGGCGACCAGCTCGAGCTCACGTTCGAGGACCGCTCGGTCGCGCTGCTGCGGCTCTACAACTCGCCGCGCAAGGCGAGCCGCGCGTCGATGACGCGCGCCGAGTTCGCGCTCTCGCTCGTGCGCGAGGTCAAGCAGGACGGCGGCATCCCCTTCATCTCCCCGCAGCTCACCGTCGTGCAGAAGGTCGCGGCGCCGGCGGCGCAACCCGATGCGCCGGCCGCGCCGGCGACGCCGATCACGAGCTCGAGCAACCGACTCTCGACCGACCCGACCGTCCGCGCCGCCAGCGTCCAGGCCGGCTTCCCGGCGGGCGTGACGTTCACGATCGAGGGCGCGCCGGCGAGCTCCGAGCAGATCGGCAACGCGCAGCGCGTGCTCGACGTCGCCGCCAGCCTCAACGCCGGCGCGCTCGCGACGCTCGCGCTCATCGAGGCCTGCATCGACGAGTCGGGCATGAAGAACCTCAGCTACGGCACCGGCACGAGCACCGGGATCCTGCAGGTGCTGCAGTCGACCGGCCAGGACATGGGCGTCGACCCGATGAACATCGAGCAATGCGTCAACGCCTTCCTGACCAGGGGCTTCACCGGCAAGGGCTCGGCGATCGACCTCGCCCGCCAGAACCCCGGCTGGAGCGCCGGCACGATCGCGCAGGCCGTGCAAGGCTCGGCGTTCGCCGACCCCTACGACCGCTACCAAACCGAGGCCGAGGCGATCATCAGCGCGTACACCGGCTCGCCGGTCACGGCCGCGGCCGCGCTCGCCGCGAAGCCGACGGCGCCGGCGACCGACCCCTACCAGTTCCAGCGCGGCACGAGCGACGGCGGCGTCGAGACGAGCTGGGACTGCCTGCAGCGGCTCGCCGGCGAGGTCAACTGGCGCTGCTTCGTGACGTCGAACATCTGCTACTTCGTCGCCGAGACGACGCTGATCGGCGCGCAGCCGCAGGCGACGATCAACGAGCGGACGCTCGGCGTCGACGCCGTCGACTTCGACTGCGACAACGGCAAGCCGCTCAGCGAGGCGACCGTGACCGCGCGGGCGACCCGCTGGGGATTCCCGCCCGGCTGCGTCATCGAGCTCGCCGACGTCGGGCCGGCCAACGGCCGCTGGCTCGTGACGACGATCGCGCGCGACCTGTTCGACACCGAGTCGACGATCACGCTCAAGCGCGCGACCGTGCCGCTCTACGAGCCGGCGCCGCCGGCGCAGGCGCTGTCGGTCGTCCCGGGCGCGCCCGCCGGCGCGACCGCGACCGACCCGGCGATGACGAGCACGGCGATGGGCGGCCAGGCGCCGCAGATCATCGCCGACCTCTACCAGGCGGCGATCGCGTTCACGGCGAAGCGCTGGCCCTACGTCTGGGGAGGCGGCCACGCGCACGCCGGCGTCGCCGACAACCCGCACCTGACCAACCCCTACACCGGCGCGATCGACCCCGGCATCGGCTTCGACTGCTCCGGCACGCAGGCCGCGATCCTCTGCCAGGTCGGCATGGGCTTCCAGCCGGGCCAGTCGGTGCCCGGCAGCGGCGACATGGCCGCGAGCTGGGGCGAGCCCGGCGAGGGCCAGTACTTCACCCTCTGGGCCAACAACGACCACGTGTTCTCGTTCTTCCACACCTCGAAGGGCGACGTCCACTGCGGCACCGACGTCGAGCCCGACGGCATCCAGCCGCAGCTCCGCTCGACCGCCGGCTTCACCCCTCGACACTGGCCCGGCTGCTGATGCCCGAGCTCGACCTCGTCATGCGCAAGGCGATCGCCGAGCGGGCGCCAATGAGCTCGCCGGTCGCCGCCGTGCGCGGCACGATCGCCAACACGCCGGCCGACATCACCGCCGACCTCTACGTGCTCGTGCCGGCCTACGACGGCAGCCGCCAGCGCTGGGGCCCGTGCGCGTGGCTGCCCTCGACCGCGCTGCCGGCCAGGGGCGACCCCTGCCTGGTCGTGTTCGACGAGCAGCGCACGCCGTGGGTGCTGACGCTCGCGCCGGTCACGAGCACCGGCACGCCGGGGCCGCCCGGACCGCAAGGCCCGCAGGGGCCGACCGGGCCTGCAGGGCCGACCGGGCCGACCGGCCCGGTCGGCCCTGCA